TACGCCCTCATTCACCGCAGACGGAATATCGCCGTCAAGACGGATCGTGGGAGCACAATCTGTAGGGTGTTGAACACCGACGCCTGAAGCTGGGTAGTGGTGGTCATGGTGAGCACCACGGCAAGAGACGAGTTGTTCAGGAACGCATCCCGGTAGGTGGTGGAATCGAATTCCGCCGTCATCTTGCCGGTAATCTCGGTGTAGCCGAGAGCCGGACGCCGACCGAACTTACCGCCGGAACCGAAGGTGAAAGCGTCCATGTCCAGCTTGTTGTCGATTTCCAAGCTGAAGTTGCGGATGTTGCTCTGATTGGTGCCGCCGGTAGCCAGCGCCGTGGTGGTGGGCATGGTGACCGAACCGCCGATGGTGATAGCGCCTTGCCAGAACGTGAACAGTTCTTGCCCGGTGGGGAAAGAGGGAGCCGCGTAGCCGGTGGCCGTATCGATGCCCTTGCCGATCCACTCACCGTTCAGCTTGACGACTTCACCAGTATCCGCGCTGATTTCGCCCTTGGTCATCTGGCACCCGTTGAACGTGTGCGCCTGTACCGCGCCGCCATTCAGCAGGGGGATGCCCTTCTGGATGGTGTAGGACGGGTGAGGGTCCGTGTTGTTCAGCGTGAAAACGTGCTGATAGGCAGGACCGCCGGAAATGATCGTGGAAGTGACCGTGCCCATGAGTGCTTCCCAGAAAGGCAACATGCCCTTGGCCGCACACTCAAGCTCAATCTCACCCTCAATCCAGTTCTTGGACAGGGAGCGCCGTTCCGCACGGGACACGCGGGAACCGGGCCGGAGTCCCTTACCGTCGAGGTAAGAGGGCTTCCACTTCAGGGATTCCGAGAGGAATTCCGGGAACTTGTCCACGGTGACGGCGGTGCCGTAGACCGTTTCTTTTTTGATCCCAATGCTTGAATCAAGCTGAGTCGTCATCGTGGGTCACTTCCTTCTCAATTTTCTTAGCCGCCGGGCCGACAGGGTGAAAATTGTCGGGTTGGGCCAGCAGGGTTTCGGCCTCTTCATCGGTGACTTCCACCGTTTCCCCGGCCTCTACAACACGCCCCAGCAGGGGTATTTCCAGATCCCCAAGCGGGGACACGTTCTTGATCTTTGGCATTGCTATGTCTCCTTAGTGGATCCGGCTACGTGCTGTGAACTTAGCCGTTATTTCGATGACCCGGCCTTTATCCATGTGCTGGGGGTCAGTAGCGCCGAATGATTCATGCGAGGTCAGGAAGCACCACATGACAGTGCCGCCCACGGTTGTATCGGTCTTCCGGCAGTAGTACTCGATCATGCGTAGCAGTTCATACCCGCGCTTGGCACAGAGCAATTCGCTCTCCTGCCCTCCCCCACGGAAGCAGGAGATTTGCACGTCCAGAACGATGACTTCCTCACGTCCCCGGTTGCCTATGGTCTTGGGATCCTGTTGGGATTCCAGAGCCATGAAAGACACGATATCTTCCGGGTCCAAGGTGTCCGGCTGGCCGTACGTCACATGGACGTACTTGGTAGCCTCTTCCTCAGCCATGAGGTCTTTCACCGCAAGGTAAAACTGTTCCTTGAATTCATCCGCCGCCGTTGCTGTGCTCATGCGAAGCCACCAACCCGCTTGTCACCGGCACAAAGTTCGATGACCCGCTTAGGAACCGCAAACCCTGAGGGGGTCCACGCCTCTGCCGCTTGCTGGATGCCCTGCCCCATGCCGGGCCGGGCACCTTGCTTCCCGATCTGCCACCAGTGACGGATTAGTTCCCGGGTAGCAAGCCGGACGTTCTGAGATACCAGAGCGTTGCCGGTGGTGTAGGTGATCGTCACGTCCTGCCCGACGCCGTAGCCGAACGTCACCAGACCGGATGCAAGATCCGCCTTGTACAGCGAAGCCGGTACGGTGGTCAGATCCTCATAGACGACGCTGGAAATGGTGTTGGGCTTTTCCCACAGCGCCGCGTAGCTCCAACCCTTGGGAACCTTCTGGGAGACCGTCTTCACAACGATGGTCCCCACAATGTCTTCCATCACAGGAGTAGCCGCCGCTATGTAGAGCCGCAGATCATCCAGTGCCCCCGCCGGGGTGGAAGCGGGCATGTTCAGAGCCGCCCGGGCATCGTCCAAACTGACGATGAACCGGGGGTCCGTAGGCCAGACGTCTACGACGTCGGAGGAAGCTCCGACCACCACAGAGGAAGTCCAGCGGATGAACCAGCGGCCCGCCATGTCCGGCACGAAGGTAGCCGAGACAGGAGGGCCGCTGATCGAGGGTGAAGTAAACGTGGTTCCGTCCGGGCGTTTGATTGAGACAGCGTGAGTGCCGCCAGCGGGAGCGCCTTCCCAGACGGATTTGACCGACGCTCCAAGGTCAACTGTTGCCATGGTTATTTCTTCTCACCCTTGTCCCGTGGTGATGCATCGTCAGCGACAGCCTTACCAGCCAACTCTACGTTGGCATCGTGGACCAGTTCGTCGCCAGCTTCAGCCGCCGCCTCTTCCCCGGGGAGCCGGGGGACGTGGTAGGCATCGGGTTCGTCAGCGTGGGGAGCGGGCTTCATGCGTGCCCGAGCCTTTGCCGCCGCCTTGGTGTCTGTCACATCGGTGGTGGCCGTCTCAACGCCCGTGGCGTCAGCCAGAGCGTTTTCGTGGACGTCGCCGGTAACAGCTACGCCCTGCCTGACCAGATCCTCTGCCTCAGAGGCCGGGACAGTGAGAGTGTCGCCGGGCTTGGGCCAGTCCTTGCCGTCCCGTGAGCCGCTGATCTGCACCAGCATAGTCACTTTCTTGTTTGCCATTTTAATTACCTCCCAGTAATTACAGTGGTGTGGTCCCGCCGGTAACCACTCTGCAAGGCTACCGGCGGGTGTATAAGTATGCACACTAGTGAACCACACGCATGTGATTTGTTCACCAATGTGCAACAGGTGTACGGAAATTTCGGGGCAAAACGGAGCTTTGCCACCTTGTAGGCCCTATCGGTTCGAAACAGATCCAAACACACGTCAAAGCTATGTCGGAGCCGTCTGAGGGCCGCACAGGGCCGCTCACAGGGTTTTGGGGGTTCTGAGCAAATCCGGGCCATGCATAAGATGCACAGCCCGGACTTGTCAGAATGGCTCAGGTAGCCGGGCCGAGGAAGTGCTTGACCGCGCCGGACTGATCCAGAAGCATGCCGTCACCACGGATCAGGCAACGGAACGCGACCTGATCGGTGTCAAACTTGAATTCGTTCGAGCGTTCGAAACGAATGTTGTTGACAAGCCGCACGTAGTAGGTTGACAGATCCCCGAACAGCACGGACTTGTTGTTGACCGCCGTGGCGGGCATATTCGGATCCGTGTAAATCGGCTTTCCGAGAATCGTGTCCGGAACGCCGACTGTGACAGACGGTTCCCAGAGGTAGCGCCCGGAAGAATCCTTCAGCTTCCGGAGAGTACCAGCCGTGGTGTCCTTGAACAGCCACGCCGCATCCGGGGAATTCCGGTAGGGAGCGATAACCGAGTAGTACAGATCGATCAGGTTATCGAACGTCGGAGCGCCCGCCACACCCGTGCCGCCGGTCACGCCGAGGGTAGAGAGAGTGACGATACCGGCGGGCTGGCCGGAGCCAGTGCCGGACACAAGGTGGGTGCCGAGAGCGTTGCCGACTGCCCGGCCCGCCATGCGGGCAAGGTAGCCTTCCAGATCCACAGCGGTATCCGTCAGGAGTTCGTTGGGGACAAGGATCAAGTCACCGTACTTGTACGCGCCGAGAGTGCGCTTGTTGAATGCCGGGTCAGCCTGAGGAATCGTGCCAGCTTCAGCAACGAGAGCCGCAGTACCGTGAGAGGTAGTAACCGGCATGTCGATGTTTTCACCGGAATCGGTGTTCCAGACCGTAGCGCCGCCGCGCAGAAGCGTGGCGGTTTCGATCATGTGCTCGTAGAGCTTTTCCACGAACGTGGTGGGCACGGTGTGACCACCAGCGGTAGCGGTGCCCTTGGACAGAGCACGGACTTCCTCCACGGACTTGGTAGGCCGCAGATTCATGGCCCGGGTTTCGCCCCGGTACATTGCCCGGAACTGATCCGAAATGCTCAGGCCGGAGCCGTCGCGTTGTTCCGCGCCGCCGTTGCCGACGTCGCGGAGAGCCGCTTCAGACGCGTCGTTGTCAGCTTGGAACTTCACCAGATCATCGGCGCGTTGCCGCAGAGAGTCCATCTCAGTGGTGATCCGGTTGAACTTCTGAGTTTCCTCATCGT